TTATTGGGTATCAACTTTAGTGGCATTAACCTGCATTTCCCACGAAACAATCTCTGACTCTCTCCAGCGCTTAGGGTTGCCAGGGATTGTCGGTTTCGGGAAGGGACAGGTGAATGCAGCTGGCATGCGTTCCGGCGTACTCCAGAAATAAAGGGTGCTCCTCGATATCTTGTAGCGAGCCAATACGTCACTGGTAAGCAGGATGCTGTCATTCATGTTTATTCTCCAGGCAAAAAGAAGCCCGGCGCGGGGCCGGGCAAAAGGGATTACGTGGCAGTGCTTTCGCACCCAATAGCCAGCTCATAACTGGCTATCAGTTGCGTCATGGTTTGATGTGGAGGCGCGGCTCCCCGTCTTTCGGTTCCGGCCACTGGCGCGCCATGTTCACCTTCAGCTTTTCTTCCAGCGCCTCGGTGATTTGCTCATCGGTGATACCGGCGCGCCGCTGCGCGTCCCATAGCAGGAACTGCATATCAGCCCATTCGCTGAGGTCGCCGGGATCGGCGGCAGCTTCCAGCGCTTCTTTAGAAAGGTGTTTCAGCGGTCCGATAGGGCCGACATTACCGAAGGTCTTTTCTGACCATTCAGCGTGGCGCCGCCGGATCAGGTTTCTGGTGAACTGTGATTTCTTCGATTCGTAAGGTTTCACGCTCTCTCCTCATGCCGCACGCTGGGCGCGCAGCTTCTTCAGGTGTTCTGCTGTTTCTATTTCTTCGGCGATCCGCTCAGCCTGAGCTTTGGTCAGCGGTTCAAATTCGTGTTGAAAGCGGCCCATGCTGGCGATGCAGGTGCGACCGTTGCGGATGTAGTGGATGACTTCGTGGGTAGCGCGGAATATTTTGCAGGGCGCGCCGTGGGGATCGGCGTACCAGGTATTAGGCTGGATTATCCTGAACATTGGGCACCACCTTAAATTCGATTACCCAGACCCAGGGGTTGGCCTGCCAGTTTTCTTCCCCGTAGATGGACTTCCACAGATCTTCCCACACCTGAAAGCCATAAGTGGCAGGGCGGAAGTCGTAAAGACCACAGCCGATTTCTTTACAGATATCCCCAAGGGTAATGGCCTGCAATCGCTCAACTCGCACACCGGTAATTTCCAGCATTAGGCGACTGGCCCAGCGCGGCATGTGAATTGATGGACGCCATCTTCCTTCTTCCGGCCAGTCTGCAGGTGGCGTAGCTCGGTAAGCCATATCGTGGCTATCTTGGTCAATGTTGTAGCGTGCCCAAGTCTCCCGCACCCAGATACGATCACCTGGTTTACCGTGTGGACTGTTTCTGTAATTTCCCGCCGATAACTCACCAGCCAATTCATTGCCAGATAATTCGCACATTGCATCTCTATCAATGTGTGGGACCTTCACTGGCCGCCGCGTCTGTGTCTTGCCGCCGTCGAGGATGGCGCGCACCATCTCCCCGTTAAAAATCATTCCGCGCTCTTTCACTAGATCCCCCTCTGCTTATTCTTCAGTTCGATCACGCCCTGGCACTCCGCGCACGTCTGGCATCCTGGTACCGCAGCGCGCCGTGGCGCCGGGATATCCTCGCCGCATTCAGCGCAATGCTCAGCTGATACGGCGTTGCGGTTAAGCCGGTGAGCGGAAAGGGCAGCGTTACGCTGAAGCTCTTCAATCTCTGCTGCGGTATCGATGATGTCCATGGTCAATGCTCCCGGAACTGTCGGTTAATTCGGTTGAAGGTGAACGCCAGCAATAAAAAGGGAGCCATAAGCTCCCGAGTTTTAAATATCACCATTACGGCTTCGCCCTTAGCCAGATGCAGACCGCGCCATCTTCCGTTTCGTGAATTGAACCGACAAACCACCCATCACCGGCTGGGGGTTCGGGCTGCCACGCTGAGATGTCATAACCGTCCACATCGGGATCGGCGTCATCCTCATCGCGGTACTCCACTTTCCACTCAAGGCCGTTCTTATCCAGCCAGGCGTTAAATTCATCTGGTGAGATAGACTCGCGCCCATCGCAAAATTCATCGTAAAGCGGGTGAGTCCAGTAGCCGTATTGGTCACGTTCGACGGGTAGGGCTTTAATTTCTGTTGTCATGATGATCTCCATGGTTAGCAAATTCGCCGTGGTATTGCTGTCTATAAACTCTGAGACTTTCTGCGGCTTCTTCTATTGAGTCGAACCACCCAATGTTTATCCTTTCACCATTGGCTTGGCATCTTGCTCGCCAGCTTTGCATTTTTTTGTCCCAGCTAACTCCTTTAACCCCTGAAATGCTGCCCTTTCTGGCTGGTTGATTCATCATGTTTTGAGAGCGTGTGGCCAGTCTTAAATTAACAATTCTGTTATCCGATCTGACATTGTTAATGTGGTCGATCTGCTCAATTGGTGAGTGTCCATAGACGTAAATCCATGCGAGGCGATGTGCTGAATATTTGACCTTGTCTACTTTTATGTAGGCATAGCCTGTGTAATCTACAAACCCAGCGACATCACCTGGATGCATGCAGTAAGCAGTAGGGTTTAGCCAATAAAAAACCCCTGTTGAGGGGTCATAACTAAGCACTTCTTTTAACCTGTTTTGCGTAAGGGTCAT